AGGATGATGGCAAGGGAGAGATTACTGTCAACTCTTTGTGGGCAGAACTCGATGCCATTGACGATGCTGGTCTCAGCGAGAAGTCTGACGAGTATCAGGAACTCCGTGAGAAGATTCGTCAGTTCATTGAGGACAACGACCTTGACATTCGCTTGTCACGTTCTAAGAACAACGAGTCTCTTATTCGTGACATTGAGGATGCTATGGAGGACAAGGAGAAGAACCCTTCCAAGTCCAAGAAGGCTGATGACGAGGGCGATAAGGAGCCTGAGGATAACCGTTCTCGTAGTCGCCGTGCTGCCGAGGACGAGGAAGATGACAAGGAGCCTGAAAAGAAGGACGAGAAGGACGATGAGCCTGAGGAGAAGGAAACTCGCTCTCGCCGCCGCCCACGTCCATCAGACGAGGACGAGGACGATAAGAAGCCTGAGGATAAGAAGCCTGAAAAGGAAGATGAACCTGAGGAGGAACGTCCAGCTCGCCGTGAGCGCAGACGCAGATAGTACGTAATCTTTAGATAAAGTGTAGTAGCCGGTGGGCATAGTGGATTTAATTGCCCTATGCCCACCATTTGTTTTCCCAACTTAAAAATTACGTAACTATGAAAAAAGAAGCATTGGCTCTTTTGCTTAACGACCTGCATGTCACCTCAGACAATATTGTCGAGTTTGGCAAGAACTGGAAGGAGGCATTACAGATTGCTAAAGTGCATAAAATCAAAGACATTATCGTAGGCGGTGATATTTTTACCGCTCGTGCATCACAGACGTTGCCAGTATTATTGGCGGTGAAAAATGCTTTGGTACACGCTACAAGACATGAAGATTTGAATGTGACAATAGCTTACGGCAACCATGACCAGCCGAACTCAAAGTCAGTTGAAAGCTATTGCCATTTGTATGACACCATTGATGGAGTTTATGTTGTTGATACCTATGAGCGTATCAATTGGGATTCTGAAGTACAATTGTGTGTCATCAGTTATTTCCCTGAAAATGACGGTTTCAAAGAAGTTCTTGACAAGGCTATTGCTGAGTGTGGAAGAACTCGCTATGGTCTTGAAAATACAGTTCTCTACATCCATGAAGGTGTGCATGGTGCATTAGGTGATTTTGATATTGAGAAGGAATGTCCTCAGGAATGGTTCAAAGGCTTTAAGGCTGTGCTGGCAGGACACTATCACAATCGTGTAAGAATTAAGAACACCAACATTGAATATATCGGCTCATCACGTCAGAACAACTTTGGAGAAGATGAGTTGAAGGGCTATACAATCCTTTATTCTGATGGTTCTTATGAATTTGTTCAGAATGAAGTGAATACTCGTTATCGTACCATTGAGGCCGATTATGACGATGACCTTCAGCTTGACGATGATCCACGATATAAAACACGTCTGAAGCTTAGTTGCACTGATGCACAAGCCAAGACTGTTGACAAGGATAAGTTGATTGCTATGGGCTTCAATAAGATTGAACTCCAAACTGAGAAGGTTCGTGCTGTTGAGGTCAAGGAAACCGGTCTTGACCAGCGTTTCGACAAGGTTGGTATCAAGAAGGAGTACAAGCGTTTCTGCAATACTAAGGAGATTGAGCCTGACTTGGGCCTAAAGTATCTTGACAAACTTAACTAACCAAAACGATTATGTGGAAGATTATTAGCATAGGAGCCAAGAACATTGTATCGTTCAAGGAACTCAAATACAACATACATCAGGGCGTTGCTACACTTATCTTTGGTGAGAATCTGGACGGAACAAACCAGCGTCACAATGGTAGTGGTAAGTCGGCTCTGATAGAGGCTATTTCACTTGCGCTGACTGGTGATTACCTCAGAGACATCAAGACCACTGAAGAACTCATCAATGACGATGCAGATACTTGTACCGTCCAGATGTGTCTTGAAAACGATTTTGACGGTCGCCAATTCACTATCAAGCGCATCATATCACGTAAAGAGGCTCAGATTGTTGAGTGTCATCAGTTCGACCCAGGAACACAAGAGGAAATCAATACTGACAAAACTATACAACCAACCGTAAACGACTACAATAAATTCATCCTCAGTGAAATCGGACTGTCAAAAGATGACATCTACAGCAACTTCATCCTCTGCCGGAACAAGTACGTCTCGTTCCTCAGTGCCAAAGATAAGGATAAAAAAGAGCTTATTAACCGCTTCTCCAATGGAATCATCGTGGACGAGTCAATCGCCGCACTGGAGGAAGATATGGAGCCTGTTAAGGAAGAAGTAGATAAGGCACATGATGAGGTGGTGCGTTACAATGCACGTATCGAGACTATCAATGAGCAGATTGCTAATGCAGAGGAAAACAAGGCAAAGGCCCTTCAGACCAAAGCTGAAAAGATTGAAGGACTGAATGAAAGGATTTCTCATAAGCGTGCTGAGATACGTGAACTTGATGAGACCATAAAGAAGTCCGATGAGCGCCTTGACATGATAGATAAGCTGGGCGATGACCTTGAGGATTTGGAGAAGTCTGATAAACCTCTCAGCGAACTCTATAGTTTAATTAAGCGGCTTTTCAGTGACAACAATCTTCAGGCCATTAGCGACTACTCTGCAAGGCTTCAGGAGGCCACTGAGACGTGTGATGAGAAGAATGGTCAGCTCAAGTCTCTTGAGAAGCAGCTGGAAGCAGCAAAGAAGAATCTGGAAGCACTTTCTAAGAGGTGTAAGGAAATCAAGGCCAAGCATGAGCAGCTTGTGGCAGATTGCGACAATGACAAGGTTAAGTATCAGAATGAGATAGATGCAGCTAAGAAGCAGATTGACTTGCTTGAAAATGCAATAGCAGTCTCAGAAGATACTGTCAGGAAGAATCGTAACTTGCGTGTTGAGCTGGCTTCTGCTATTGATGATGCGAAGGTTAAGCTGAATGGTGCTATCACTTGTCCTAAATGTAATCATAGGTTCATTCTTAGTAGCGAACACACTGTTGAGCAGCTGGAAGCAATCATTGAGAAGAAGGAGAAGGAATGGAATGATGCTGATGAGAAGATGCGTTTGGCAAAGGAAGATGTGGAGGCTATGGAAGCCGACATGAAATACCTTCAGCAAAGCCAATCTGAGAATACAGCTGCTATTCATTCAATTGCTGACAAGATTAAGGTACATCAGAAGGCTGTTGATGATACTGTGTACGATTATGAGCGTGAGGAGCGTTCAGTTGGCCGTTTAGAGGACAATATCACCAGTGTCGAGAAGCAAATTGCACTTGCACAGGGGCAGATTAAGACCTTTAAAAAGACTATGTTCGACGATGCGTTTAACGTGATTGACGCAACCATTAAGAAGGGTGAGGATTATGTTGACTCACTGAAGGACAAGAAGAAGTTCGCCAAAGAAGCTATTGCTCAGTATGAAGAAAGTATTGAGGAACTTCAGAAGCCGACAACGGACGATAATCAGTCGCAGTTGAAGGAGTCGCTGGAGGAGTATCAGAAGAAGCTTGAGGAGGCAGAAACTAACCAGGCTGAGATACAGGCTAAATACAATGAGTTTGTGCAGCAGAAGGCGAATTTCATCAGCTTCAAGACTTACCTTGCTAACCAGAAAATTGATGCTATTAGCCAAATAATCAATAGTTTCCTTGAAGAAATTGGTAGTGACATCAGAGTAAACATTGAAGGGTATCGTGTACTCAAGAGCGGTAAGCTGAGTGAGAAAATCACTATCAATCTTCTTAGGAACGGTGTTGATTGCGGAGCGTATGGTAAGTTTAGTGGTGGTGAGAGAAGCCGAGTGGAGCTTGCTTCTATCCTTGCTATTCAGGCATTGACCAATTCGGCTTGTGATGACGGTAAGGGGCTTGATTTTGTTGCGCTTGATGAAATCCTTGAAGCTTGTGACTACGAAGGTATTACAGCAGCTTGCGACACACTTAACAAGTTGCACAAGACCGCATTGGTAATCACTCAAAACCCCATTGCTGAGAACTATCCGCATCAGCTTGTAGTAACCAAACAAAACGGAATATCAACAATAGAATAACAATGGTACAAATTACAGAAGAATTTATTGAGTCCATCAGTCGTAAGGACATTCTCAGTGTGGATATTGCCACTAAGACTGGCTTCTACAATATCTATGAGCACGGCATGGTCAAGTTTCCAAACAACGATAAGGCACCAAAGTATCTTGGTCCTGACTACGGTCAGCACAAAGCCTTCCGTCAGTGGTTAATTGACATGATTCATAAGCACCATGTGAAGATGATTGTCGCCGAGGATCTGATTATGGGTCATGGCTACATGGATATTCGTAAGCTGGGTGAGTTTCATGGAATATTACATGAGGTGTGCGAGACTTATGGTGTTGCACTTGTCAAAATCAATCCTACTCATTTGAAATTGTGGGCAACCGGTAAGGGAAATGCCGATAAGAAGATGATGATTGATGCTTGTGAGAAACGCTGGCATATCGAGCCACAAGAC